GCGGACTTCTTTTCCACGATAAATGCGTCTGGTTGCCAGTATTTGTACTCGTCGTAGGCTAATTGCTTCAGTTCCGGGAACTCTAACCGCTTCTTTATCGCATTGAGAAGGATGATTTTAGCCGTCTTCTCACCTGTAACCTCATCATCTGTGTAGAAGACCCCCCAAGTAAGCAACGCAGTAAAGTCAGCACGGTTGTTTTTCTCCGCTGCCGCATCAAGGGCCATGATGATGAACTCACACGCTGGTGGATCGTCACGTTCCCACGGCTGCCACCACTCCCGCTTGATAATTGCACCTTCTTCCGCGGTGGGTTTTTGCATGTACTGAGCGTTCCACTGGAAGGCGGGCATTGACGCCTTTGTACGAAGAAGACTCTCGAGCGACCATTGTTCCGGCCAAAGGCTTTTCTGGACGAACTTACCATCTTCATCAACACTTTCAAAGATTGCGGGAAACTCGACTACTTCCCACTGATCAGCATCAGGATTCTTACTCGCTTCGTCAATTACGCGCCCAATCAAATCGTTTGGTGCCCACCGCGTCCCAATAATAGCTACACACCCACCGGGCATCAATCGAGTTCGTGCGCCATACGCATACCACTCGTATGTTTTAGTTAGAACCTCATAGTTCCCGCCGAGAATTTCCTGTTCTGAGATAGCATCATCAATACATAAGAAGTCTGCGCCTCGACCTGCGAGTGCAGAGCCAACACCTGTTGCGTAATACACACCGCCCTGACTGGTATTCCAGCGGCCAGCCGACTTACTATCTGCTGCGAGCATAACTTCAGGGAATACTTCACGATATCGTTCGCTGGCAACCACGTTACGTACTTTTCGACCAAAATCGACGGCTAGATCAGTGGTGTGCGACACCATCATAATCTGTTTACTAGGGAAGTTCCCAACAAACCACGCCGGAAAATATATGGATGTCAGTTGCGACTTACCGAAACGCGGGGCCATAGAGACTGTAATCCGGTCAACCTCTCGCCCATAAGCCATATCCTCCAGTAACCGTGCTAGGCGTCTATGATGCGGCCCGATCTTATAAGCGGGGTCCATATGCTTAACAAAGTCTAATAGGCTACCTCGCTTGACAGCGGATAACTTACGCTGAAGTAATTCTTGCGCGGCCTCCAATACCCCAATTCGTGACTCTTTAGGCAGTATGGATGCGTTTTCGATTACCTTGCGGATCTGGTCAATATTTAAGTCATCCAATGGCGCAACCTCTCTACAATAAGTTCCAGCTCTTCAAGGGTAGCGTCCTGCTTGATGGAGTTAGCGCGATAGCTAACGATCCACACATTCTCTTTGGTGTACCCCATCTTCGGATCTTTGCGATCTAGGGAAGCTCCACGACCGCGATCAGAAAACTCAGCGTCCTTCTTTAACCCATATATAAGCTCACAACCTAATAGCGGACAGTGGGATACTACGATCGATTTAAGAAACTCAACATCCAGATCGAAAGCTAGCTCGTTTCGTTTAGCCCGCCCTTTAACCGCCACAAGATTGTTATGCACCCAAAAGTCGATCGGATCTTCTTCACGCTTCTTCTCGCGCCAAGCTTTCGTATTGGCGTTCAGCCGGGATTTGTTTTCGGCGTAATACGACTGAAATTGATTTCCATACCGGGTCTTTTTACATATTTTACAGTGCGAGCTGTATCCAGACCGAGCCTTATTGTTTAGTGGAAACTCAGTAACTGGTTTTGATTGTTTGCAGCTGGAGCAGGTAAGTTGTGTCGTCATAAGACCTCCGTTGGAATGTCCTTAGATTACACTAAATAAAACAAGATGTCAACTGACATTTACTACCTCACCATCTATCGTCTTAGCATCAAGGATCTCAAGTGCCTTCTTCAGCTTATCCTCAAGCTCTTCGGTTGACTGCTGCTTAACTGTGACCTCAACCCGCTCGGTGAAAAGTCCTACTTCAGTAATATTACCCAGCAGTTGTAGAGCGCGTAGCGCTTGCTTGGGGTCTTTGTCTGGATGTGACTCTTCTAGCAGTCGATGGGTGACGTACTTGCGGACTTGGGTGGCGTCTCGAATGATCTCATGGTCGTACTGGGTTAGCAGTGCCTCTAGGTGTAGTACCACTGCGGGGCGTTTTAGCTCTTCTTCGGTTGGCTCACGTCCGGCATGGAAGATCTTCCTCGCTAAGTCTCGCCCATCCAACACCTCATCGACCGGAATCTCGTCGTCCCCCAAGGCCATCAACGCACAAGCAGTCATTGCAGCCGCATGAATCTTCTCCCGAGTATCCGTGATCTTCATTGGGATAGGTGGGGTGTCCTCAAGGGGCGGAATTAGCACCGAGATCTGGGGCGGGTCAAGGAGTTCGTTTGGGATCATATGATTCCAGTGAAAATAAGGTTGTGGGGATTTGGCGTTCCGTTTTGGTTTGGCTTCATCTGGGGCAACCAGTACATCCGGATAAGGGATAGCGCAGCAAAACGGGCGGTCTCACCTCCAAACAAGGCTGCCAGCGACGGCATATTCACGCCCCACAGCCGGATAATAATGTAGCTATTACGTAGTTGTCCAGTGTTTCACAACTTTTATATAGTAAAAAATTTTTACAACGCCTGTTTTGTAGACCCCGGGGGGTTTTCCTGTAGAAGGTCGATTTCATATAGGTACTGGAAAACGTGTTTAGAATCAACGAGTTATTGAGGGGGGAGGGGGGTCTTGATGAGCATGACTTGCAAGGTGGTTTCAGATAAATAGGGTTGTTTTCCTGAAATCTGGTGGAAAGTGGAGGTTGTTCGTGTGGAATAGCATGCATAAGCAAAAGAGTCCCGTTGCCACATAGGATGCCCCGGAGGGTAGGGTGGGGTCGCCCCATACACAAAACAGCCATTTGACAACCAGGATCAACTATGATATACTCATGCGCGCGTCTAATGTATATATAAGGTCAAGCTGTCCTAATTAGTACAATGACACGCCATAAGATAATATCGGTTGACATCCTACGCCATCCGTGTATAATGGGAACCATTGGATGACATGGTGTTGTCCACTTATATAAAGGTGAATGAAATGAAAAACGCTACTCAAACGAACACTCATAACATCCTCGCTGGTGGTACTGCCGAATCCCCTGTGTATGTTGTGGCCGAATCAGTTGCGCTGGTGCACCCAAAAGAAATTGCTGCCGCTGGGAATGCGCTGGGTGCGCTGGCCTTCAACCTGCTAGCCGGTACGGTATCGCCGGAGTTTACGGCTAAGGGCGGGCTTGACATCTTCCCGCGTGCCCTTAAGAATGACAAGGCCGCCGTTAAGTATCTTTTAGATTGTAGGGCCGAGACTATTCGGGCCGCTTGGGAAAACGAACAGCTTACCCGTAAACGTTACACTCAACCCACTTTGCAAGCCCTTGCTAAAGCTGTTAAAAATGAGGGTAAAGAGGGCGGCGAAATGAAGAAGTCGGTCGCGCAGCAAGTCGCGGAAATTCTCAAGGGCAAGGGTACGCCAACCAAGAAATTGGAAGCCATCGCTGAGCTTGCCGCCATCAAGAAAGAAATGGAAGCCGAGTAACCCAACGGGGGGCGCAAGCCCCCTGTACTAATTAGGACAACCCAACCCCCATGTGAATTACCCCCAACCCCAACCGACCCCGCCTTGAGCGGGGTTTTTTATTGCCTTACTATCATTTACTATCACGCACCCTGAGCAGCTGAGCCTAATGGTGGCTGAGCCAGTACCGATCTGGTGCGCCCTTCACACTCCCTTCACACTCCCTTCACACTCCCTTCACACTCCCTTCACACTCCCTTCACACTAAACCCCGCTAAGAACTATCACCCTTTCTTTCTAAGTAGCTGAGCACGACGCGTATCAAACACCCCGTACATTTTATGCAGATCGCCTTTGCCTTCCATCAAAGCCCAAGGTGGGCGAGTCCCAGTTGCTCTTAAAAGATTTATAGCGTGGTTACAGATCTCTTCGTAGAACCCTATCCATCCCTTTGCGTGATCTCGTGCCGTCTGCTGCTTGTGCGCGATGTGTGGGCGGTAACTAAGCGGTAGGTGCTCGTTGTCTCGCAGGTACTTCCGATCCATCGCAGTTTTCTTATTGCAGTATGCTTTCATAGCACGCTCAACCTTCGGGTAATAGTATGGGTAGCCAGCCTGCATACGCAGCATAAAGTCAGAGAAAGACTCATCCGCGTGACGGTTTAGCAGGTACTGCATACGCGGTTTAATTATGGGTTCAGCCGTCCTATTTAGGACAGCCAATTTCTGAGCTTCCCGCTTCGCCTTACCATAAGCTAATCGGGCTTTATTACTGCGACACCCTACGCAGTCATCCGACTCCTTAAACACACCTCCACCCAACCGCACCCGAAATCTACGCCAGTGATGTGCAACGCCACAGGTCTT